TCTGACTGGCTACGTCCTTGGTGACTTTACAAGGGCCGCTTCGCTCGACGCCGCTGTTCAGGCCGCGCACGCGGCGTCCGCAGCGCTGGGCGCTGCCATCCAGCTAGCACAGTCAGCGCGTGTTGATCTGAGCGTTGTGGTGTCTGTTGCCAGATCTGCTACGCTAACGGTCAGCGCCGCGATTAGTCTTGCCAGATCTGCTTCGGTTAGCGTATCAGCCGTTGTGCTGTCGCGCAACACGCTCAACGTAACTGTTAGCGGCGCGGTTAAAGAGTCCAAGACGCTAGCCAGTTCCGTTGATGGTTTCGTGCTTGCTGGCAACAACGTCATCGCTTCGCTTAGCGCAGCCATCAAGGCGGCGCACACGCTGACAACGTCTATTGACGCGGCCCTTGCAACTGGCCGCACAAGCACAGTTTCGGTCGACACCATTATCGCGTTGACGAAGTCGGTGTCCGCGACGATCAATGCCGCTATTCGCGCGGCATCAACGGTGGGCGCGTCGCTCAGCGGCGCGGTGCAAGCCAGCAACAGCGTCACGGCTAGCCTTGGTGGCGCGGTGCGCGCGAGCAACCTCGCATCCGTGCAGCTGTCGGCTGCGATCAGGCGAGCGTTGTCCGCGGTTGCATCAGTGGACGCCGCGGTGGTGTTGTCGCGCTCTTCGACGGCCAGCCTCAGCGTCCGCGTCGTGGCGCTGCGCACAGCCGCGACTTCGTTGTCTGGCGCGGTACGCGAGTCGAAAGCAGCATCTGTTGCGCTGACCGGCGTGATTCACGCGGGCCAGATGGCCATCGCCACGATGGACGCCGCGATTCTGCTGTCGTTGTCGTCAACGGCATCGCTTGATTCGGCTGTTCGAGACTCGTATGCTGCAACTGCGCTGTTTGCGGGCGCTGTGCGGGCGGCAGGGAGTGCCGCGGCTTCATTTGATGTCCGGATCTTTGATCCAAGTAACTTCCAGTTGCACGATGAAGTCTGCAAGGTGTTGCGGATCGATGCTGAGGATCGCGGTGCTGTTGTGCCGCTGGAGGCTCGCACGTTTGCCGTTGAGCTGGAAGACCGCACGATAGACATAGCAGCGCAGTCGCGCTCAACGGATACGGGGTGCTGATATGACAGGTTTCGTTCAGGAGAAGTCTGGTAAGTGGGTGATCGACAAAGATCCCGACGCCTTGCTCGACTATTCGTTCGACTGGACTGCGTGGCTTGCCGTATCTGATCCTGCGGATACAATCACAACCCACGCAGCAAGCATCGTGACTGGCACGTCCTTGACGGCTACTATCGAGAACTCTGCTGAGGCCGGCGGCATCGTGACCGTTTGGGTCAGCGGCGGCGCTGCTGGCGAGAAGGTTGGCGTCCGGTGTCGCATCACTTCCGCCAGCGGCCGCATTGATGACCGCACAGTTTACCTTAAGATCAAGGAGCGTTGAGATGAGCAAGCCGCGCATATGCGAAACTGAGGTGGTTGAGAGTTTGCATCCTGATTTTGCTCCGGTGGGGACGCGCCGTCACGTGACACCAGCAGAGGCGGCTATGCTCGTGCAGATTGGTCGCGCTAAACCAGCGGCGGCCAGTGCCTACATGAACCGCGAAATGCGCACGACGGTTCCTGCGCAGCCTTCTATGGCGCAACGTCGTCGGCACCACCCCAAAAGGCGTAGCAAATGAGCATTGTTGATCGCTTGCTTCGGCGGCGAGATCGCAGCGGCGTTGTGGCCGAGGAGCGATCGTGGATGGACGTTTTCAAAGTCGACGCTGGGTGGTTCCAGAAGGCGTTGGATCAGAAGCCTCTTGCAGTCGACATATCCACTAACACAGCCGTGTACGCTTGCGTGAACATTATCTCGCAAGAGGTGGCGAGCCTCGCCACACACCACTGGAAAGTTCGCGGCGATGGCTCGCGCCAGCGCGTCAAGGGCAGCAACCCAGAGCGCGTACTGCGCAAGCCAAACAAGTACCAGACGCGCAGCGACTTCTGGATGTTTGTGATGCGCGCGTTGTTGCTGGGCGGTGCGGGGTACGTCTATGCGCCGCGCAATAACCGCACCGAGGTGGCTGCGCTACACCCGCTTCCGTCGCGGTGTACGCCGATGGTTGGGCCGAACGGGGATGTGTACTACTCCATCTCGACGTACGACACCAACCTCGCCAAGGTGGCGCCCGTGGTGCCCGCCTACTACATGTTCAATCCGCGCATTAACTGCTTCCGTCATCCGCTGGTTGGGGAGACGCCGATCACGGCATTTGTGAACGCAGCTGTGGCGGGCGGCGCAATTCAGCGGGCGGTGTCGCGGTTCTTTCTCAACCAGTCCCGTCCCAGCGGCGTGTTGATGAGTCCCAAGCCACTCACTAAGGTGATGGTGGACCAGATCAGGTCGCAATGGAACGAGCTGACACAGGGAGAGGCGGCGGGCAAGACACCGCTGCTTCCCAACGACATTAAGTGGCAGCAGATTACGATGAGCGCCGCAGATGCGCAGACCATCGCCACGTACCAGCTGACTGTGGCAGATATTGCGATGGCCTACCGGGTGCCGTTGTTTATGCTGGGGGATTTGAGCAAGGGATCCTTCAACAACGTTGAATCGATGATGCGGGTGTTTTACACCTCGTCGCTGCGGTTCTATTTGGAGCACCTAGAGAATGCGCTCAATGCTTTGTTTGAGCTAGACGGCGAGCAGGAGTACCTTGAGTTCGACATTGAGACGGCGCTCCAGCGCGGCAATCTTGATGCGCGTATCAACGCGCTGACTAAGGCGATACAAGGCGGCATCATGTCTCCCAACGAGGCGCGGGCACGCGAGGAGCTGGCGCCGTTGGCAGGTGGTGAAGACTTGTTCATGCAACGACAAATGACGCCAGTACCGCTGCTGGTTGAACTGACTGCGGCTGAGCTGAAGAAGAAGCTTGAACCGCCACCGCCACCCAAGCCACCTCCTGCACCGCCACCAACGGCCCCAGCGCCTTCGCCGGAAGCTGAGCCCGCGGAGGAGTCGGAGGTGTCTCCCCCTAAAAAAGGCGTTGTTGACCAGCAGGCGGTGCAGCGCATCATGGAGATTGCGCTATGACGACGTTGAGTCTTGAGACGGTTGCGGTTGCGCTGCGCATGATGCGCGAGGCGCTCGAGGCTCGCTTTGAAGCGCGGTTGACGTCGGTGGCCGACGAGCTGAGCGGGCGTTTGCAGGCGGAGCCGGGTCCAGCGGGGCCAGAAGGACCGCCGGGGGTTGCGGGGCCGCCGGGGCCGCCGGGGCCGCCGGGGCCGCCGGGGCCGCCGGGGCTCGAGGGGCCGCAGGGTGCACGCGGTGAAACAGGCCTGCAGGGTGTTGCAGGGCCGCGCGGCGAAACTGGTCTCGCAGGCTCTCCGGGTGCTCTCGGTGCTCCCGGACCGCAGGGCAACCCTGGACCTGCGGGTCCGGCGGGTCCAGTCGGGCCGGCGGGGGCTGTCGGGGAGCGCGGCCCGCGGGGGGTTGAGGGCCCGGCGGGTCCGCCTGGACCGCAAGGGCAGATGACTGCGGCGTTGCCGTGGTCGGTGGGTACGATCTACGCGGGGCTGGCGGTCGTGACGCACCGTGGCGGCACTTGGCAGGCTAAGTGCGAGACGCGCAGCGAGCCGGGCGACTCTTCGGGCGAGTGGCGGTGCCTTGCGGCGGGAGTCTCTGCGGTGCAGATTACTGGGCCAGGAGCTACTCCGCGTGAAACTATGCTGCGAGTTGTGCTCTCCGACGGCTCAGAGCATGCCGTTGTGCTGCGTATGCAAGTGCCTGTGCACATGGGCAAGTGGGAGCCAGAGCGCACGTATCAGGTCAACGACGAGGTGGCGTGGAGCGGCAGTACTTGGAGAGCTGCCCGTGAGTTAGTTGGAACGGAGCCGGGCAACGGCGAAGGGTGGTTGCTGGTTGCTAAGGCAGGGCGGCGCGGAGAGCAGGGCGAGCGCGGAGAGCGCGGCGAGCCTGGGCTGCAAGGCGCGGTTGGCCCCGCTGGGCCGCAGGGGGAGCGTGGTCCAGTCGGTAAACAGGGGGCGACTGGCGAGCGCGGGCCTGCGGGAGCTACCGGGGAGCAAGGAAAGCAAGGCGAGCGTGGCGAGACGGCTGTTCTCGGCGAGTTCGCAGGACCGTTCACAGCAGGGCGCAGGTACTCTCGCGGGCACATCGTGCGGGCGCAGAACGCACTCTGGTTGTGCGTGGTACGAACTACGATGAAGGTGCCGTTGGCTGGGCCAGACGGCGACTGGGTGCTGCTGTTGCAAGGAGCGAGCGATGCTTGATCTCGCCGACGTTAAGGCGCGCGTTGGTCTCGAGGCGGATGATGACTCGTACGACGACGCGCTTACCAAGGCTATCCCCTTGGTGACCATGTGGTTCGAGCAATACTGCGGGCGGGGTCTGGCGTTGCGAACGGACTTTGTGGAGGAGATTGGCAACCCGGATGGGTGGGGTCGCATCTACTTGTACAATCGTCCGTTGGTATCTGTTGCGCAGGTGTTGGCGGATGGCTATGAGCTTGACTTGTCGTCCATTCGGCTGATGAAGGCGCTGGGGTACATTGAGACGAAGGAAGTCGGGTCCACAGCATTGTCGCAGGCTGAAGTGCTCACCGTCAAGTACACGGGAGGCTACGACACAGACGAGGTGCCGGAGGACTTGGCGCAAGCGTTTGCCGAATGTTCTGCGCTTCGCTGTAATATCACGCTGCCTACGGTTGGGTCGGCTGGATCCAGCGCCATTAGGGCGATCGGTCTTGGCGGAGGAGCGCTTTCTGTGCAGTTTGACACCGCGGCAGGTGGCCTTTCTGGATCGTACAACATTGGAGGAGTGCCTCCTGAAGTGCAGCAGTACGCGTCTGTTCTCAACTACTACCGTTGGGTGCCGCTGTGACGTTGCCCAACATTGACTTCAGCGCGATCGCTGCTGTGGCGAAGGAGACGCTCATCGCGTACGGGACGCCAGCTCAATTTAGCGAGCAGGGTACTGAGATTTGGCGCGACGTCAAGGTGGTGGTGTACAAGGACGCAGGGCCGTTCCCGTTGGAGGGCGAAGCGTACAGTACAGACGCAACGGCAATCCTGAATCCTGACGAGTACGCCGCGCCGTATCGGTTGCCGCGTAAGTTTGATTCGCTGCGGATCAGTGTTGGCGGGTTTGTTAGGACGTTCACGATTGATTCTGTCAACCCCATCATCGCAGCAAGTACGTTGCCGTTGTTGACGGTTCGCATAAGGGCAAACTGATGACTAGCCCGATTGTTCGCACAGCCTTTCGAGCGGAAATTGCGGCTGCCTTCCCAGCTGTTCCGTATGTCGACACAATCGCCAAGAACGTGGAAACGCAGGAGCTGCCGCCCTTGTGGCATTCGTTAGAGTTTGCGCCGCAAGACGAGGTGCGCGCTTCTATTGGAACTCCGTGCTATTGGCGAGAGCGCGGCGTTGTGTTTGTGTCTGTGGTTGGGGTCACGGGAGCGGGAGACGCGGTTGTCACGACCCAAGCGGCGGCTGTGCTGAGCCACTTTCGCAATTGGCAGAAGCCGTCTGACGGTATCATCGTGACGGGCGTTGAGGTGCAAGTGCCGGCTCAAGAGAGCGATGGGCGTTGGTTCTTTTGCGCTGTTGCGATTAACTACGAGCGAGGGTTCTTCGCATGAACGAGTATGCGCACGAAGTTAAGGGGCTGTCTGAGCTGCTGAGGGACTTGCAGACTTTGCCGGATCGCGTCGAGCGAAACGTGCTGCGCGGCGCATTGCGCAAGGGTATGACGGTCTTCCAGAAAGCTGTGAAGGCGAAGATACCGATTGGTAAGGATCGAAAAAACTGGAAGGGGGATCTGCACAGAGGCGGGGAGCTAGCTCGCTCGGTGAAGATGAAGGCATTCAACGATCCTGGCTTGCCGCGCGTGAAACTCTTCATCGGCAGCTACGAGGCGTTCTACGCCAACATTGTTGAGTGGGGCGCTAAGCCGCACAAGACGCACATTAGAGGTAAGACGCCAATCAACCATCCAGGTTTTAAGGGTCGCTTTTACGTCCAGAACGCATTCAGAAGTAGCGAAGTGGCGGCGCTTGAGCAGTTCCACACCTACCTAGCAACGCGGCTCCCCAAGGAGCTGCAGAAGCAATCAAGCGGGTAGTGGTGCGCCCGCAACGAAGGCACTATCACTCAACTTGCCAATATCCGTAGGAGGAAAGAATGGCAAATCCCGCAACCGCAATCTTCCGTCAGATCAAGTACAAGGCCGAGTCGGTCTACGGCACCAAGCCGTCGCCGCTCACCGGCAGCAAGGCGATTCGTCGCATCGAGTTCTCGCCCGACTTGTCCAAGGAGGTTTACCAGTCCAGCGAGCTGCGCACTGACCAGCAGGTGGCAGATTTCCGTCATGGCGCGCGGCGCGCGGGCGGTACGCTGAAGGGCGAACTCAGCCCGAAGGCGTATGAGGACTTCTTCGCGGCGCTGCTGCGCAAGACGTTCGCCGCCACCACTGCGGTCAGCGGCCTGTCCGCATCGCTTGCGGTCAACGGCGCACACCCTAACTACCGCATCACCGCCACCGGCTTCCTGACCGGCGACAAGATGAAGATCGGTGACGTGATCCGTATCACCGCCGGTACGTGGACTGCTGGCAACCTGAACGTCAATCTCGTGGTGACGGCGATCACGGCAACTACGCTCGACGTCATCCCGCTGAACGGCAAGACGCTGACGGCGGAAGGCCCGATCACCGGCAGCACGCTCACAATCGTCGGCAAGAAGACGATGGTGCCGCTGACCAGCCACACGGATGTGAGCTTCACGTTTGAATCGTGGTTCGCAGATCTGGTGAAGTCGGAGATGTACACCGGCATGAAGGTGACGCAGGCCGCGCTTGCGCTACCATCGACCGGGATGTCCACCGTTGACTTTACGTTCAGCGGCAAAGACATCGAAACGAACAGCAGCGAGCAGATGACGTCGCCCACCGCGGCCCCTGCCTACGGTGTCGCGGCAGCGGTCAATGGCCTGTTGGTCGTCGGCGCTGCACAGCAGACCGTTGTGCGCGACCTCAGCATCAACATCAACGGTAACTTCGGCGGCTCGCCCGTGGTCGGCGCCAACACTGTGCCGTTCCAGTTTCCTGGGCGCGTGACGGTGGACGGTCAGTTCACCGCGTTTTTTGAATCGACGACGTTGCGTGACGCGTTCCTCGCGGAGTCGGAACTCGGGCTGACGGTTGTGCTGTCTGCCGACAACACGGACGCTGCTGACTTTGTCGGCATTAATCTGCCGCGCATCAAGCTCGGCAGCGCCAGCAAGAACGATGCGCAGGACGGCATCGTGCAGACGTTTAGCTTTACCGCGCTGTTGAAGGCGACCGGCGGCAGCAACACCGCGTACGACGCCACCACCATCGCGATCCAGGACTCGCAAGCCACCTAAGCAAGCGAGTTGTCCAGCCAAAAG